AAAAGTACATTATCTCTATTGTACAGGTTTACGCTATTTACAATTAAATTCTCTAAATCTTCCTTGAGCGAACTAACCTGCTCCGTCATCGCCGTGTAGTCGGCCGGCAGGCTTTTCTTAACTTCTTCTGCGTAGGCAGACAGATCTTTCTTTAAATGTAGCAAAATATCTGTCTGCTCACTCGCCGGAATTGAAGAATCCACCTCCAACCCTTCGAGAACTTCCAGCGTGCCAAGTGTCGAAAAAAATCGTTGTTTCAGCGTTGCATTTGTGGCGGAGAACAAATATACAACAAACTGCACATTTCCTTTGTACTGGGTCACATCTGCAGCATATTCCCAGGAAAACACAATGCTGTCTCCGGAAACTGTAGCATCGCTGACAGTATAGTAGTTGACCTGTCCATTGGCATTTCTGTAATTGATTCGAATGGACAGTTTTGAAAGATCCCGCCCATGGTAGTACCGCACCATCGTGAACCGTGCAATATTGACATTCAAATCTCCCTCGACGCCGGCGACAACACCTTTTTCCGGAATTGCAATTGTTCGAAGATGCTCATCGATCCGGAACTGAAATTCCTCTTCTGTGTCTGAAGCTGCCAGTACCATAGGCGCTATCGTCTCATAGTCCGCTTCTGTTGCTTCTGCAAATAATTCGTCTGTTGTTTTAGCCATCCTGTCTCACCTCCACCCGTCCTGTAGGGATTCTGATGCCCTCTCTGCTCTGCCCGATTATATTGATATACCATCTGTTTCCGGAAAGCACTTCTGCCGGCACCATGCACTTGTTGTTCGATATTTTGGCAGGCCAACATGCTGCATCCGGAAGATTCAGCCGACGGAACTCTGCCACTTTGGCCATCCCGCTCCATTCCTGATCGAACTCGAATTCCGCCTGCAGATATTCGCTCGATCCTGGAATGATATCCGAAAAATCCCCTTCCTGCTCCAACTTCTGCCCTTTCACCCGAAACTTTAATGTCCTCATAATAGAACTCCTTTCCTACCCTACGCAGTCCTTTTCCACATATAGCAGACAATATAAGGTGGCATAATATTTTTGTCTCCGCCTTCGTTCGATGTAAAGTTGTATCTTGCTGCTCCCGTCTTGGATGTTGGTAAATTCCACTCAACATGATCATTGTTTGTGTACACAACAGAACCATTCTTTCCTGACGTCATATCTCCAACGTCCTGCCCTGTCGTGTCCATGTACATTTTATTGGAATCAACACCAACCGTCTGTGTATGATGGTGTCTTATATTTATTATTTTTGCGCCTCCTGTTTTTCCGGCCGTTGAAAAATCACTGTCATCGGCATCTGCTCCAATAAGCACACGGCCGGCAGCATATGCCTCCCATGTTCCCTTCCCGAAAGTTTTGCTTGGATTTTCTGGATTCGTAGTGATGTAGAGGCTTCCGATCGGATAAAAAAGATCTACCATCATTCCGCCGATCAATGACTTGAGTGTTTTCCACGTAAGTTTTTTATTCTTTCCGTCTTTATCCGGCGGATTAATCAGGAATAGCTCGCTGTCATCAACTGTATCCGTTTCCGTAAGATCATAAGTATGTCTTCCCATAATCTCCTCCTTATTCTGGTATAAATTCCACGATATACAAATCCGTGGATACTCCTCCGCCTCCTGAACCTCCTGATTTATAGCGTAGAACATGATTCCAAGACGGATTGTAGTTGTAATAGCTCCGGACACAGATCTCCGTTCCGGTCTGATCGCCTGTTGTGCCGCCTACCACATCTCCGTGTTCATTGATCGATGCGTGGACAATCTGACCGTTCCCCAGGTACAGAGCCGTGTGATAACCGCTACGCAGCAGCACGTCCCCACGTTTCAAACCATTTCCGGTACTTACATCAACAGATCCGATGACATCGTGAAATCCATTGGCCGTGAAGTCTGCCAGCATGGTGCTTGTCGTGCCGGAATATCCGCGGCTTGAAATCATATCAATGCCACCCTGCTTCCAGCCATGGTACTGGAAGGAACTGCAGTCGTAATCCGGTCCTTCTCTGTATGCCTGATCATAACCGTGAGAATTGTCATTGGCTATCGCTATTTCCCAGCTGCAAACCTTCTCGATCACTGCGGCCGAGCCGTCATCCGTACTTCCGGAAAGATTGTTGTACCAATACCTTGCCTGTGTTTTCCGTGCAGGCTGTGCACTGCCGGCATGTTGTTCATAATTCATCTCAAACAACTCGGCCAGAGTTTCCACCGATGCTGTAGAAGTTGAAAACTGAGCGAAGGTCATCGTCGTTGTCACCTGCTGCCACTGGATGCTGTTTTCTTTCTCATATATGATGCGCTCCAGCTGCCCGTCGATGTCCCCGATCGCATATCCCCTGCCGGTTGCCCAGCTGGTGTATTTGGTCGATGGCGTCCATTGAACAAGACCGTATCCAAGATCAACACGGCTGCTGTCCAAGCCCTGCCAGATTCCCGGATTAATTGTGGACTCCGATTGCATATTTCCAAGCATCGCACATACGGCCTCTTTGGTCCAGCCCCGCGCCATCAGATAATTAAGTATGTACTGCGCATTGCCTGTCATCTGCGCTACCGTAAGGTATGCATTACTGCTGATTACTGCCATGATCTTCTCCTTTGTCTGTCAAAAACTGCCGTTCTGCGAATTTCCACCGATTACGATTCCGTTTTTTAACGTCAAGAATGTTCCATTTGAGAACACGACTTTCCCAGACACTCCTGCCGATGATCCCATGCGGAACTTATCTGTCTGGACCGCGATTTCTCCATTCTTGCCATCCAGTGTGATGTACGCCTGTTTCTGTCCATTACCACTTATCGTGGCAACCCAATGGCTGCCATCGCTCTCGATCATTTGCATCAAGTAGATTTCACAGATCCGCGCTCCCTGCTTGTCCGTCACAACCATTTTTCCATTTTCCAGAGACACGGAAAATCCATCCACTTCATTTTTGCTGGTTACTCTTCCGTTGATCGCTGCTCCATTATTGTCCATCTGGCAGATTACGTTTCCACTCTGATCGAGAACCTTTACACTGCCGTTTCCGTTATCTTTTCCACCGAATACGGCAGTTCCGCCCTTGATCCAATCGAAATTAAGACCGATCACAGAAAGGATATTCAGCACTGCGTTTCCGTTCTTGTCCACGCCAGCATTCCAGGTTTTTCCACCATCCGTCGAAACGGCGATTGCATCAATGGTCCGTTTCCAGATCGTCGATGATTCTTCCAGCCGCGGCTTATTGTGCATATAGAAGATCTTACTACCGTCTTCCTGCACCTCTTCGGTCTGATATGCACCGAAAGCCGTTGTCATCAGATTCCACAGCTGCTTTTCCATCTTGTCGTAGTCTGATATCTCCCGATCTGTATAATTCTGTGATCTTATATACGCCTTGGTCACTGCCGAGAATTGATCGCTCCGGTTCTTTTCCGGGGCCTCAGCTCCACATGAAATGCTCTGTGCCGCACCGACTGCGAAGGTGGTATTGGTAACGTATGTGTAATACCTTTCTCCCTTCCTGGTTGTCACGCAGGCGGCATCTCCTGCTTCGATGGATGGGTTGCTTGGGATGCTCGAAGAAATAGTTCGAAACTGCATATCATATAATTTGCTGTACAGATAAGACGCGATCTCCTTCGCCTGCTCCTCGCTCTGGATCAGGTCATTATCCTCAATCACAAGGCTGTAGTCCGTATCTCCGCACAGATACGTTGTCTGATCATACACCACACCCGCACCGGTGATACTGATATCCTGTTCTCCGGCTGTCAGGCTGTATTTTTCCGGGATCTGGTGGCAGTAATAGGCATCATCCTCAATGGTATTATTCAGCATTTCTTCTCTTGATACCGTGTCCCACAGAAGAATCTCATCATCGCCATCCAGTAAAATCGGCTCATCGTTCTCATCCAGAAGCACCTGCTCTTCAAGAGCCTCCCCGTACCAGGACAATTCCAACTCTCCGTCTGCGTTGCACCGGGCATATTTACAACACATTTGCGCCGCCATGGAAATCACATCGCGGTACGTCAACGCGTCGCTTTCCGGCCGTGTGTTTACAACATAGTCATCGTTATCCCATCTCTTGGATGCAAGTATGACGCCGCAGCTCCGGCAGGCATCCTGCACAATCTGGCGGATTGTCGCCGGATAGGTAAGGATACTGTCATACTTTTTATCGAAGCAAGCCATATTATCATAAGCTTCCAGGCGCAGGCCTGCTCCCTGGCGTGTTGCATTGTATATCGTATACGTGCCCTTCCGCAGCAGTTCCGGCTCCTCTTCCAGATCAATCGATACAATGGCAGCAACTGATGCTCCTTCCAGAGTCATGCTGTCATACTGACCATCCTGATTATTCAGCGTAGCCGTCCATTTCCCGATAATGGCAGCACCGATGTCAAAACTGTTGGTGGAAGATGTTGCATCTGAGATGCTGTAGGACAATATCTTCCCATTATTAAGCTGCAGTTCCGTCCCATCTGCCAATATAATTTTATCGGCTACTTCCAGATATCGGTTTTCACTCTGCAGCTTTTTTCTGCATTCTTTACTTGTTTTGATCATAGTTACCTCTGTACAATATCAACGCTGACGCTTTTATAGTAATACACACCGGAGATTTCCCCTGCATGCTCCTTGGACAGTGTACCGCGGTACGTTGTCAAGGTATGATCCTTTCCCGCATCGTGGAACGTAAGTGGAAAGAAACCAATTACCAGGCTGTTTTTCAGCAATTTTACCTCATCTTCTGTCAGCCATTCCCATTTCAGACCAATCGTTTTCTTTTCAGCAATGGCTTCTCCTACCATGGTTCCGTTCAGCGTCCGCCCCGTGTCCTCAGACCAGATGATTTCATCATTCACTGTCATCGAGGTCGGGGCAGGAAGGTTTGTTTTTCCTGCCCTCAGTAACATGTGTCTCCTCCTACTACTAATTAATCTGTACCGTGTTGTATCTCCGGTCCATCTCCTGCTGTACCTTCTGCTGAGCTCTGGCAAGCGTTTCTCCATCGATGCTGAAGCCAAGTGCAGACAGTGCTGCAACAATCCGAAGCACGGCGGAATTCACAATGCTTTCCAGCTCCGCTTTCGTTACACTTCCGCCACTGGCTTTGCTGACCGCAAGATCCACCATCTTCTGCAGCTTATCCTCCGGCGCTACAATCTCTCCATAACGCTTGTTATCTCCGATCACGGCAAGGCGCGGCGTATTCCGTGCCACATAGCCTCCGTCTGCCAGATACGGGATTCTGGCGATGGATGCGGTCGGAATCTGAAAGCCCAGCTTCTTGCCGCCAACTCCCGGCACCCAGCTTGGGATTTTGACGTTCAGCTTGTTCAGAGCATTGGACGCAAAGTTTACTGTCTTCTCAATCGCAGTCAGCATATGATTCAGCATGCCGATTAAACCATTCACCGGAATTTTTAACGCATCTGAAAACTTTCCTGCAAAGATATTCTTCAGAAAAGAGTTCAGCTCCTGGAAAATATTCTTCACAGTCTCTATTTTCCCGGAAGCTATATCGCAGAACCAATTCAGCACATTTCCAAGCACCCCGAATCTTTCTGTCCAATCTGTTTCAAACTTTGATTTCATCCAATCTTTTAATGCGCTGAATTTTGACACAATCCAATCATGTAGCTGGCCACATTTTTCTTTGACTGTGTCCCAATTCTTCCATAAAAGCACTCCGCCAGCCACCAAAGCAGCAATTGCTAAACACGCCAAACCTATCGGCGATGTTAAAAATGCAACCGCTGCGCCAAACGCTGTTGTTGCGGCCGTGGCAATTGCACAAATTGCATTCCAAGCCACAGTTGCGGCTGTCATTGCGATTTGTGCCGCCGTATTTGTTATCCAGGCAAGTGCCTGCTTCCCAATTGCAACAATGCTCTGACCAATTCCAACGACAAAATCTTTGGCATACATCCCCGTAAGGATTGCCGTTTCAGCCGCATCTTTTATTTTTGCAAGTTTTGCTCCAAGTAGCGCAGTTTCAATGAGTTTAAGCGCACCAACTACGCCGCCTGCCTGCTGAATGAAAGATAATAACTCGATTACCTTCCATGCTCCAAAGAACATCCCGATTGCAACAGTCATAGACTGAATAATGCCTGGATTTTTTGCACACCAGTCCGAAAAGACCTGTAATCCTTTATTAATTCCGTCCCACAGAGTCAGGAAAGCGCCACCCGTCCATTGTGCTATAGGCTGCAACACATTCTTCCAAAACCACTCAAACAGCGGCTGCAACGCCACCAGGACAACATTTAGAAGCTGTATTGCAAGAGACAGCGTCTCCAGGAATCGCGGAACAATCTCATTTGCTGTCCACGTTCCAAGCGGAACAAGAACCTGCTCCCAGAACCACAGAAGCCCCTCACCCACATTGATTGTGAATGGGGCCAGTGCATCCCATAGGTCAATCAGCGCATCGTTGATTTTGGGAAAATCGGTTTTCATCAGCCCATCATTCAGGGCATCAATAAAACGCGGGATTCCTGTTCCCAGTGTCCATTTCCCGACCGGAACAAGGAAGTGCTGGTAAAAATCTTTCAGCGACTGACCGGAAAAGTTTCCGAGTCTTGCAAGCCCCTCGTTCCAGAGCCGCTTGACCGACCGCAGCGCAGGTTCTGACAGTTTGGTGATGTTTCCAAACAGGTCCGCAAACTTTTTGTTTACGTCATCAATTACTGTCTCCCCGCTGGCAAGTGAGCCAAAATCAATACTGCCAGCAACATTGTTCGGAACAGATGAATTCTGTGAATCAGAATTACTGCTGTCTTTGCTGACTTTATTGATTTTGTCGAATCTCATCAGGGATTTCATATCTTTGGCCGCTTGTTTCGCTGCATCTCCCACGCCAGAAGTACTGTCTGCGAGCTGATCCGCAGCGCTCGAAGCATCCGTCAGACCGGCAGCCGCACTGGCAGCATCCGCCCCAACTGCTCCGACACCTGACTGCCCTGATGACTTATTTCCGGTAATCAGCTCCGTGAAACTCTTGAAAGCATCCGCCAGCGTAACCAGCCGACCGATCAGCGTATTGATCATACGCAGGACCGGCAGAAAAACATTGATCAGTCCCTGACCAATACTTGCTTTTAAGGACTGGAACTGCAGGGACAGGATTCGAACCTGGTTCGCCCAGGACTGGGACGTCCGTGAGAAATCCCCGGTTGCTGCAGAAAGCTGTTTCTGAACAAAGGAATACCTCAACGCCACCTTTTCGGCTTCCGACATCTGATCTGTCGTTTTGCCGAACCCATTGGCCAACGCATAAGAATCCAGCGCTGTCTGGGTCATGACAACACCAAGATCTTTTAAGGACTCTGTTTCGCCTGTAAAGACTGACTTAATCTTTGTGTAGGCTTCGTCCTGGCTGAGATTATAAAAAGATGCCACATCTCCGGCCAGACCGGTCAGTGTAGCACCCATATCCAGCGCCTGCTTCTCGGAAAAGCCAAATGCTTTTGCCATCGCCCCGAAAGTACCCGTGTACTTCTTGGCCATTGTCTCTGACAGACCAAAGCTTCCGGCAGCCGATTTTGCGAATTTATCTACCTGCTCCGCCATAGACGGGAAGGTAACATCAACCACGTTCTGCACCTCAGCCAAGTTGGAACCCAGCTCAATACAGGACTTGGAAAAATCAATTAATTTTTTTACGCCGAAAGCGGCTGCAAGAGTCGCCCCGGCTTTTTTCGCCAGTCCGTTGATCCCGGCCATCTGGCTCTTAAACTGATTATGATTTACAACAAGATCCAGACCGATCTCGCCAATTGTAGTTGCCACTTATACCACCTTCCTCTTTTCGAGGACATCGGCACAGTGGCACTACTTGTCCTGGTTGATTTTTATTTCAAATTCTTTTTTGCAATGACGCGCCTGGCATTTCAAAAACACCCCCTGGCATCTTGCATCTGGAACATACTGCACTTTCTGCTCATGTCCACAATACGGACACTTTATTTTCTTTTTCTCAATAGTTTTTTCCTCCTACGATTTTCTATCAAACAGTTTTCAAGCCTGCCATACTAAGAAACATATTCTTGATTCCATCCATCGCCATGTCCATTTCTTCTTTCGACACGGTTTTTGCAAGGTCTCTGGCATGCTTTCTTCTCCATGCATTCCGGATTCTGTGCTGTTCTGGAGTAAAATTTTCCAGAATTTCCTTCTGATCTTCCGCCCGGATCTCTACCACACGGCCAAGTGCTGTATCTGGTCCGATGCCGATCAGAAGATCCCGGAACTCATCCCACTTCATTCCCTGTGGCAGTTCCCTGGATAATCGAATCCCGTACTGTGACTGAAAGGATGACACAATCAAATCAAAATCATCGATCAGGTCATAGTACGGGTCACTGCTCTCCCGGTGAATCTTCTCCCATAACCAGATTCATTGCTTCCTGTACGATAATCATCAAAGATTTCGCAGAAAGTTTTTTTCCATCCTTTTTCATCGCACACAGCTGCTCTACTGCTTCCGGATCAAAAAGAAGACCCATCATTTCTGTCACAGTATTGATATCAGCCTCATCCTTGTCTTTAAAGGTTCCCATCAGTCGGAGAACTGTTTCTGCGTCCGCATGCACCTCAACAGTCATATCTCCGATCTGCAGAGCCGGATTTTCCTCAAAATTTAATTTATCGGTGATATTTACAACTTTACTCATCGTTTTCCTCCTTATAATGCCGGTGTTACGGTTGGTTTTCCGTTGCTGATGACATCAAATTCCAGCGGTGCTACATTTGTCGAATCGCCACCGCCCATGTTCTTTACATCAAACACGGCATTCGTCCAGGCAATTGTGGTTCCATCCGGAAGTTCCCATTCAAAATAGCCTTCTGCATCATGCCCATTTTTGAACACCTTCCCGGCCACAAAATCGTTTCCGGCATCTCCAATGTTTCTCTTTCCACTCATAGAAATTGTGATTGCCTTTGCCGTCATCAAAGCCCGCTGCCATCCTTCCGTGTCCATCGGTGTCCAAGTCTCCACACCATTGGAAATAGACAAGGAAAACTGTTCCATGTCCGCGATCACTGTCGCGCTTTCTTTTGCTGCTCCTGCTTTAAATTTATTATCCAGAACCGGATATACATTTGTCGCTTTTGCCATCGCTTTTTACCCTTTCTTAAAAATCACAGCCGCTTCGATGACCATTTCGCAGATACCGTTATCGTCTTTTCCGATGTCCTGCAGATCATACAGTGGCTGAATAAATTGTATGGTTTCCTGATTGATTTGACTGCTCCTCACTTCACAGAGCCTGTCAAATAAGGTTGTGGCTGCCTTTTCTGTCTCCCGCAGGGATTTGTTCCAGTGAACGAGGAAAGTAACATATTTCTGCCCGTATCCGGAAACACCGCCCAACGCAGTGTGATACGCCTGCTGGTGCTTGCTGTTATACACCCCGATTGATTTTTCTTCCTTATCCGGCAGATCTCCCATGTAAACGTGGTCTGCAATCGCAAGAGATTCCGTAAAATCACATACATCCGCTAATGTCATAATCGCGCACACCTCCTGTATAGCCTTTTAAACGCTTCTGCGCAAAAATCAGCGTTCTTTCCGCCCGGAAGCCAATCTTCATACCATTTACCGCGGGCATTCGGATTTTCGTCTTTCTTGAAATGGTATTCCGGATGGAAATACAAACGTCTGGCATATGGTGCTGTAGATGCAAGCGTTACAACTCCCTGATGGCTTTGCGTACAATCCAAAAACATGCTTTCATTCTGCAGATTTCCTGTATCCCTCGGAATTACCTGTGCCTGCACCACTTCTGTATGGAGCGCCTCCGCAGTCATTTCCATTGCTTTGATCTGTGCATCCGTCAGCATCTGAATTTTCCCAAAATCCAGCTTTACATTTGAATTGACTTTGATCATACCATCAGCACCTCCGTGTAATTAACTGTTCCATCCGGATTTCTGGCTTTCCGCCCCTGCAGGATCCTTCTTTTCATACCGAATATCTCCGCTGATCCGCCGTAAACCGCCGGCAGCTCCGGGCAGATGTCCCCCGGGAAGAGAGCGGTGCCGGAGATCTGCACCAGCTTTTTCTCGAATGTCATGACGCTTTTGGCGCTGTCCTGATAATTGCACTTGCCATTGTACTCCACCGCCGGCAGCGGATCTCCATATTTTGTTGTCCCCTCTCTGTCCATGCTCAGATGGATCTCTGTCTTGCAGAGCGATTTCGGCACAAGACATGGATATTTCATTTCACATCACCTACCTCAGTACCTGGCAGCACAATCCCGTCTGGCACAGCATTGCGTACACATCCCGGTGCATGGCCACGCCCTTTGTGGAAAATACATTCCACGTATTCTCCGCAAACTGCACGGATACGCCGTTAATACTGTAACTGGAAAGTACCGAATTGATTTCGTCGCGGTACTCATACTCAAATTCCGCCTGCTGGCAGATCACTTCCCGGATCAGATCCTGCTGATACGCCGTAAGATTAGAAAATCCCCGGCCTACAATCCGATTGTAGGTCAGGGAATCAATATGGCGGGATGCCTGACGGAGATACCGGGCAAGCTCTGCATCATCCTCGAAAGCGCCGTCCTGATAAGTATCCCGGTAATATTCCGGGCTTACGTATGGTTCATAGCCCATGGTATCACCCTTTCGCTTTTTTCGCAGGTTTCACCGGCTCCGGAACAGGCTCTTCCATTGTTTCTGCCACCGGCTGTTCTGGTTCCAGCAGCTCCTTTGGTTCTGGTGCAGCCGGTTTTTCTACCTCATATCCGTGTTTTTCAAACCATTTCAGCAGATACGGATCATCAGTTTCCCCCTGCCCGTTGCAGAAAGGAACAGACGCCGTTACGCCGGTATAGGATTTGTTCGGGCTGTATACCTTCATTCTCTTTTTACCTCCATCATTTTACTTTGATTTTCCGGAATACGCCGGCCGCTTTGGATGCTTTCAGCGCGATCGCTGCATTCATCTCGACCTCGCCTTTTTTGACTGCTCCGGCGGTCGAGAAATCCGGAAGCCATACCTGCACCGGTGCAACACCGGCAAAGGAAACCGCATGCAGACCATCCATTCCAAGGCGCGCAACATACAGAGATGTGGTTCCCTCGGTTCCGTCGATCTCAACAACTTCATCGTTCGTTCCCGGCTTCGTTTTCAGATCTACAAACGGGATTCCGGCATAGCTTTCCACCTGATTGCCCCAGTTATCCTTCGTGATCTGGTACATGCTGGCACGTCTTGCGCAGGCGCGGATCTTCGAGATCAGCTTATTGTTTCCGGCGATGAACGACGGTGTGCCATCCAGGCCGCCCAGGAACTCATCCAGCATATCAAGGAAGTACTGATAATTTTTTGTAACCATTTCGGATGTCGAAAGGTCGATCGCTGTTGCGGTGTTGTACTCCGTAGAGCTTCCTGTCAGCGCTTTATCCAGGCCGTCAAAGCATTTCGTATTGACTCCTGTATCTCCATTGATGAAGGTATCATTAAACAGAGCCTGCGCCGCTTTGATTTTCTGCGCCTGCTGCAGCTTTACTTCACTAACGATACCGCCCATGTTTGCGATCACACGGTCGATCTCGTAGGAACCGCCGAATACTTTGATATCTACGGTATGTCTCTCTTTTGTAACCTCCGACGGGGTGTACTCTTTGTTGATCTCACGGAACTCTGCTGTCGGCTGTGTTTTCAGTCGTGTGTAGCTGTAAGTCGGTGTTGCGCCGCCTCCGGTCGGAGATACTGCATCATCAAATGGGATATGCTCCAGAATCCAGTTCGATTTCTGGAACTCGTCGATGACGCCCATCTGCAGATCATCCTGCACGTTTTTCTTTGCTTCTTCCAGTGTAATTGCCATACTTATTCACCCTTTCCTTCGTTCAGATTTAATCTTGCCGCGATGGCATCTTCCATGGACACATGACCGTCTTCTTTCGACTGGCCGCTCTGCTCTTTGGGTCCGATAGGAAAGAATCCCTTTTTCTGCACCGGTTTTGATTCCTGCTTAAACAGAAATGGCTTGGATTCTTTCAGGGATTTGATCTGCTCATCTAGACCAGTTACTTTTCCATCCTCACCGAGGATCAGCTTTGTACGGTCCATAAGTCCTGCAACCAGGTCGCTGTCCTGCGCGGATGCAGAAATCGCCATTTTGATTGCGTTGGTCACCTTCAGATCATCCAGCTCTTTTTTGTGATCCCTGTCCTTGTTTGCGTTCTGCTCCTGAAGATCCGCGATCTGCTGTTTCAGATCAGCATTATCGCCAGCGGCTGTCTTTAAGGACTCCATCTGCGTTTTATAGTCTCCCACCGTGGTTTCCAGCTGTTTCTTCTGCTGCTCCATCGTGTCGTAGTCTGCTTTCGGCACATAGCCATCAAGCTCCTTTTTTGACTCATCCGCGGCTTTTTTCGCAAGGCTCTTTTCAATGCCAAGTGCCTCAAACTGTTCCTGTGTCATTTTGTTCTCCTTTCCGGTAGTTTTCTGCCATTCCGGGCATAAAAATAAGACGCCTAACCCTGCGTCTCATCGGGAGATTTTGGATCACCGCCTTTCTCCTGTTCTGTAATTTTTACAACTCCTACAGCGGCCAGATACTGTGCTCTGGCCGGCGGAAGATTCAGCTTCTCGCCAACCGTCCGAAGCGCCAGGTCATTTTCAATGTCCTTAAATTCTCGTGTTACCGTTACTCGCACCCCTCTCACCTCCCTTCGTTGCGCCGGCGCAATTAATCTTCGTGAGTAACTTTTACGCCCCACTCCGGAAGAAAATTGATTTCATAATGGTATTTATCTACATCAGAACCGGAAATGTCTTCAACAACGTACATTGTATAATCATTGAGATAGACCAGATCCTTCTGGTATTTTCCTTCCGCCGTTTCGATGATGACCTCAAGTTCATTCTCCGAGTTATTCTGCAAAGAAAAGGTTCCTGTCAGCTCCAGCAGGATCGTGTCGGTTCTGGCATTTAACACTGTGAGTTTGCGGGTTACATTGAAATTGTCGGCTTCCTGTGAAATATTGTTGCTGACTTTGTACGCCTCAGTGCATCCGGTAAGAGATGCACATACCAACATGAGCGCTGTCAGCAATGCCATTACTTTCTTTTTCATTCCATATCCTCCTACATTTTAAAACAGATATTCTGGAATTTTTTGTATGCATCAAAATACAATTCCGCTTTATCTCCGTTGTATGTCAGCTCATAATACATTCCATCCGGAACAGTAGTGCTGAGCAGGGCTTTGTGATTCTGCAGTGTTTTACACATCCAGACCACATACACATCATTTGCGGTAATCTGTTTCTGATCCGTTTTATCCATATGCTGATTTATGTACTCAGCCACCTTTTCCTTGCAAATTCTTAAAAACTCTTCATTTCCCATAATCTTATTCCTCCGCAAAAACCCAATCTTCTGCAAGCATATCCGCCTGAGATGCAAGCCACCCCATCTGCACGCCGGAAGTTCCAACAAAAGCGATGGCTTTATTTCCGATTGCATCGTGTTCACAATTTACGATCTGATTATCCGCGTCTTTATAGGAAATTCCAGTTGCAAGCTGAACATACTGTTTCTTTCCGTTCCAGCCTTTACGCGCTACTTTAAATCCTCTTTTCAGATACTTAATCGCTTCCCCGAAAGAAAAGGTTGCCTCTCCTCCAAGAATCGGGCAGTTCTGACCATTCGCATAAACCCATTCATCGGAAAGGATATTCTGAAGCGTATACTCCACATTCTGTGTCTCTCTTATATCCAGACAGCCGCCGTCTTTTGTGTACATAAGGATTGTCTGGGATTCTTCATCCCACCACCAATAGCCTGCCCATGACGGAAGTTTTACTGGAATTCCTGATTTCATTTCTTCAAATGCTTCTTTAAATTTCATTTTCTTGTCCTCTCTTTCTTAAAAATGAGTATAAAAATACCACCGGCCTCTCGACTGGTGGTATTAAATCATATTTGCCGCAGTGCCTACAATTCCTTTTGCCAGGTCTGCCGCCTTTTTCATCAGGCTGTTTTCTTCCAGATATTCTAATCCTTTCAATGTCAATTCCGTTCCGCTCAGCATCACGCTTTTACATCCGCATCTCATATCATACCAAGTCTCTGCACCAGTTATGTATCCTGCGTCCAGTAACATTATCATGATCCTGCTCCACTTCGGAACAGAAAGTCCTAATGCCTCCGCTGAAATGCTGTTCCGGTCAAATTCTTCAAGATCCATCGAATTCTGCAGGATTCGAAGAATTTTATAGATTATTCGAAAATCATCCATATTCAGATGCGCCCCTCTTTTTATCCTTATTCATCATGCATCATTTTTTCTTTGACATCCTTCCAAAATACGGTATCAACACTGTCCTCCAATGCTTTCCCCTCGAATTCAAAAATACAAGCTTCTCCTCTTCCAAGAATGTCTACTGCCCTTCCAACTTCTCCAGTTTTCAAACGATACCGTTCATACAGTTCAAACATTTTAGCATCTCCTTAATCAATATGAACCGTTGTAAGCCGCGTTTCTCCTTTCTCACGATCATCTATCCATGCCGTCAATACTTTGGCGCGCTTTCCGTTCGGTCCATCTATATCCATAACAACTTGATATGTCATTCCATAGCCATTATCTCCCCGCTCCACTGCTTCATACGATGAAACTTTGCTCTGAATCTGTGCAATGAGTTTATCTGCATTCTCGCTGGTATATCCTAATGCTTTACGAAATGCTTCTGCTTTATTCGGGTCTTTTACAGGATTTAAGGCATATTCTGTAAATTTCGCTTTGGGAATAACACACTTCTCGGCTCTTGGTAACTTCATTATACCAGAGTCCGCAGATTTTGCAATTTCTTTTACACCAGCTCGCTGTTTAGCCGCTTCTATTATCTGAGCAATCTGTTCAGGAATTTCTTCTCCTTTTTCCATGGCAAGAAATCCTTCAGCAAACGTCTCGTACGGATTAGAATCTGCATACCTGCTGATTGTGGATGCTCTTATTTTTCCTGCAGATGAGTACTTCTTATTTATGTCGTATTCCCAATCCCCATTGATTAAGCTCCCGCCAAGTTCCTTCATTCCAAAAACATTCTTTTTTTGAACGTAATCCACATTAGCATGCCGATGAATAAAATGACCATATTCATGTACGAAGCAATCTGTTACATTTTCTCGTACCGCTGTCCGTGTTTCTGTTGTCTGGATCGTTGCCAGTACTTTTTTCAATCTGGCTTTTTCTCTTTCATATCCCTTTACACTCTTGTCTTTAAGGATTTCTTCTGCTTCTTGAATTTTTTGCCTTGCTTTATTTTTGATGTCATAGTGTGCATTATATTCTACCAACGACTCTTCCGATTTCAGAACTTTTTTCAAGTATTTTTTCGAATCATTAAAATCATTTGAAACATAAATCGTGTCATCCAGCCAATTGTACGTTGCCACCGCGTTTTCTACCTTCATAGGGCTGAAAACCACATCAGGCATCATACCATATTTAGAATGAAGATCCCGAATTGTCTGTTCCAGCTGATCTACTGTTTCAGGTGTCATTCGCTTTGATAACTTTGCCTTTTTCAGTATTTTATCTTGGATCAAACCATTTTCTATATTATTTTTATAGATTTCCTGCTTATTCCAAATTTCAGATTGTACGTCAGAAATCCTACTCTCCAACACTTTCTTCTTTGCCGCAATGCTTTTAAGGCTTTCGGTTTCTTCTGCTGTTCCAGTCAAATCAAAATAAACTCTTTGAGTAAGTTCTTTTTCTTTTTCTTCGACCTCAAGAAGTTCTTTCTGCAATTCACTCTTTTTCTGAGTTTTCCCTACAATTTCCATTTTTAAGGCATTTCTGTCAAATTGGGGTTCTGAATCCTTTGCCTGTCTTTGGAAATATGCTTCTCTCCGTTTCCGAATATTCTCTTGGTATTCTGGATCTGATCTCAAGATTTCTGTATCACATATTTTTGAATATTCCTCCCGCCTAACTTCATATTTTTTCTGATTCTCAGGATCAATTGAAAAGTCAGCCAGTCGGCCGAAGCGCTTTTCCTGCCGCTCTGCGTACTGTTGTCTGGCTGCCTGCTGGTTCTTTTCTGACAGTTCATTCAGCTCTTCCTTGGTGTATTTTCCATCAGGCGGGGTGCTGACGCCCTCGAAGTATGTCGTATGGCTGTCCCGGCACCGTGGATGATAAAGACCCGCTGCGATCGCAGTGCTCATCAGGGGATATTTGACGCCGGTTGTTGCGGATTTTCCTGTTTTTGAGCCGCCGCTCCATACGTCATCGATCAGGACCTTACCAACCCACGGAAGGCACAGTGGGCACGGATTCCCGCGCTTGTTCATGATGACAGTATCAACGCCCCATTCCTGCCGCTTCTGTCCCTCTCCCTGCAGGTACGCCCGCTTGCTCGCTGTCCGGATCGCCATATCCGCGTAATCTGCCAGCGTGTGACGCGCTCCGTTGCTGTATTCGATACAATTAATGCCTGCCGAGAGAAAATCCCTGGTAGCCATGTCTACGGCCTTCTCATAGGTTCCTGCTCCCGTATTGGCATACACCTGTGCGTTGTAGATGATTTTTCGGTACTGATCGTTAGTCATTCTCAGGATGGCCATTTCCGCCTTCTGCATGTCCTGCATCGTCGCCTCGATCAGTGCTTCCAGCTTACGATCATTGACACGGAAGAATTCGGCCGTGGCACCCGCCTTCATCTTCTTAGCCGGAAAACCTTTCTGAATTGCTTTCAGGATCTGGATCTCCTGATCCATTTCTCCCTCATCCTTGGCCGCACGGATCAGCGCTTCAATCTGAGCGTTGATATCCTTGAATTTCTGACTGTACTTTGCATGATTCTTTTTCTTGTACTGCTCCAGGGATTTCAGCATCTCTGTCTGCCACATGGTCCACTGCTTATCTTCATCAACCTCTTCGACCTTATGACGTTGCATATTCCGAATCATGGAGGCCATTAATTCATTTTCTACTGCCTCGAAAGCAGCTCCGATATCATAGTCAAGATTTTTCTTTGCCATTCGCATGTACCCGATATCCCTGCTGTTTATAAGCACGGATCATCTCTTTCAGTTTTGTCATGCTTTCACACCGATCACATCTGAGTTCCGCATAATCATTTTTTTCTACCGCATACACGCCAAAAGGAACCTGCTCCGCGGCAACTTTAAGAAGACCCTGGTACTCCTTTCGATTCATCCTGTACATTCGGTTGTTTACCCTTACTTTCATCTGCATCTCCTTCGTTTACGTGAAAATCGCCGGCATCCAGACGGATATCCGGCACATCTACTGCTGCAATGCCCTGCTCTTCTTTCAGGCGCTGCACCTCTTCCTGTTTCTGAGCATCAGTCCAGGTATCTCCATACAGCTGATCCACTGATGTTTCCAGACTCATGATTCCGTACTGTTTGGCCTTACCGACCGTATCCACCGTGGTATCGAAGTCTGGGGATGCATATTCTCCAAACTTTACCGCTACCTCGTATTTTCCCGGCTCTTTCGCCTGCATGAGATCACAGCACTGCAAAATCCGTTTGAACAGCTCCGGAAGAACTTCATTCAGGGCATCGACGATCTTATTTCGCACATGTAGTGTAACTTTTTCTTTTTCCCTCTGTGCTTCTGCATTGTCTGTCTTTTTCAGATCAATGCCCAGCGTCGCCGGAGACATTACGCCCTGCAGAACCATGTCAAGAAAACTGCTGTAACTACTTACGTATGCCTCATAAGAAATCTGCGGCTGAGAAATTTCCACCTGCTGGTTGGCTTTCTCGCTCATATTGTCGCCGATTGCAATAAAATCATTGTCAAATGGGTTTGCCGGCAGAAGCTCTCCTGTGGTCTGATCTCTCGGAATCAGATTGTCCGGAATATATCGCTTGATTCTGCCCATGCGAATAGCATCGATCCACTGGCTGATTACCTCATCCAGTCCATCCAGAACATCTGTCTTTCCTTCGAACAGTGCTTTTCCTCGCTTCTGCTTCTTATATTTCGTGGAATTCAGGAATTTCATCGGCACTGCCAGCATCAGGTCGCCAGAAATCCCAAAGTCGATCAGATGAGCCGTTTCCGGAAACATCTGCAGCGGCATCTCTTTTCCGGCATCGTCATACAGCTTGTATAACACATATCCAAAACCATACGTCTCTTCCAGTCGGAATTCTTTTTCATTCTGCCAGTAACTGGTATAGAATTTTACTTCTTTCAGCGTCGCATGCTCGTATACATAGTCCACATCCTCTGCATCGTAAAATTCAACGATCGGGTACTCACTGCACTGATCAGCCGTAATCTTGAAGGCACCGTCTCCGGATGCCAGCACGTCGCTGATCGCTTCTCCCAGTACATCGTTGAGCTTGCTTTTTTTGTACAGATCCGCCCACACAGTATCCAGATCCTCGTTGTCAAATTCGACACCATCGAGATCCGCAAGAACAATGTCTCTATACCGGTCAATGACCATCTGTACAATGCCGCTGTGAATCTTCCGGACGCTTCCGGATGCATGTGCGGCCCAGAACCGCGCCTTCTCCACATCCCACTTTGCTGTTTTCTGAAAGAACTGCTCCAGTTCCGCACTGTCTCCGTGATACCAGATCTTGTTCCGGATCACATTCTCCCGGAAGGAATGCGGCTCTATGATCGTTATTCTTTTTTCGCTCGCCGGTATAATCCGAAACAACCGGGCGATAAAACTCTGCACTCTGTTCATTCCTTACCTCTTTTTGCTCTATAAATTTTATCCTGATACGGGATCCAACCGTACTGCACGGAGTTTACCATGTGGTCATGGCCGTCTTCCGGCGTATTATCTTTTTCTTCCTGCCAGCTGTAGGTTTCCAGTTCTCCAATGTAGTTGGTGCAATGATCTAATACAAAAAAGCAGGGTTCTATCCCTGCCTGCTCATCATAGGCCATCCAGCCCAGCTGTGCATTGATACGGTCTATGATCTCCATTTTCTTCCATGCATCATTCAACGTGTACACGCATCCATTCCGGCGCTTGTATTTGTTCCACTCCTGCATGGTTGCCTGATCGGCGTTGTCCAGGAACGCATTTCTTGACAGTCCCCATTCTTTCCGGTTCCGATCCAGAAAGTCAATCAGATTCTGCACCGTGTCAGACGGAGCAAGTGGCACCCCGATCTCAGCGTTGTTGTACACCTTCTCATCCAGGACAATGCATTTTCCCTTATTCGTGATGCCCAGGAAGGACATTGCGATCGTATCCGGAGATTTCTGCGAGTAGGCCGTATCGACCGCCGCTGAAAAGTACATGAAAAATTCTGGCTTCTTGGGCTGATTTCCTGTACTCTGGATGAATCGTTTGGCCCATTCCTTTGTCTTCACATGATGTCTTCTGTCAAAATTACTGAATACTAAGCCCGTCGCTTTTCCTCGCAGGCCCATGATCTTATTTTTCCAGATTTTCGTACCTTTCGGCGTGTTCTGGATGATCTGGAGCTTCTTTTCTTCCGGAAGCCCGGCATTATCGTCAAAAGAAAAGAACCAATGGACCCAGCCGGGTTTTGGTTCTTCTTTCAACTCGTTTTTAATTTCCTGCGGTGTGTCCTGCTCCCACTCTGGAAGAGGACGGCTGCAGTTGATATACTCTTTGTACACTGGAAGCGTCGGATCATCCGGGTTAAGTGTTGCCATCAGATAATCACATCGCATGGACGATTCACGCACGAAATCGATGTCTGCAGTGTTGACCTCATCGATGTACAGGCAGCCATACTGACCGCCCAGAGCATCTTTCCATTTTCTTTTGTTTCCATAGCCGACAACAAAGATAATTTTATCGCCGCCGGATGTGTGGAGCAGGATATGCGGCATCTTATACTCGCCGGATCCATTGCCTTTGTACTCCACCAGTTGTCCGAAGTCATCAAGGATTCCAAGATCCTTCTGGATGATATTCTTCTCAGCCGCGCCAGTATCATCCGCTGCCAAAATATGCAGCTTTTTCTTCGACTCGGCTACCTTGAGGATGAATTTGAACAGCCCAACCGTCGTTTTTCCGGCCGCGGTCGTTCCTTCCAGAAACTCCGCCGGAGCATCGCACTGCAGGAACGCCTTGTACTTGTCCGACAGTACTAATCGCTCACTGCTCACTATCCATCACCTCGCATCTGCCGGATCAGATCATCCAGCTTGCTCTGTTCTGTCTCCAGTGCTCCGGATACCTGCAAATCCTGTTTATCTCTCCATTTATCCGGCCGCCGGTTCTTCAGCCAGAAGATCTGCGCCGTTGTGTCTGGGATGACTTCTTTCGTCACTCGCTTTGTTTCGATGCCGTTTTCCATTGTGACCTCATCGTAGTGATAGCCCAAGGCTCTTTTCAACAATGCATTCTCTACCTGACGGTCAACAACTTCTTTTCCCTTTTTTAGGGTGTTAGAAATGTTAGAATACTTTTTACACCACGCATACAATGTTTCTCTTCGAATTCCCATATTTCCGGCAATCTGTTCATCCGTCAGCCCATCTCTGGCCCACCCTTCAAGCTGCAGCAAGCCCTCCGGCGTCAGCCAATATTCATATTTTCCCTTCGCCATCCAGCTCACCGCCTCTCATTCGTTTCGTTTTTGAAATGTCTATTAATTCTCTTTTAGGTTTTCATTTATTTCTTCTATATCTTGCTCAATTACGAATATTAATCTATTCATTCTACTTATCAAGGCTGCAAAAACGCAGCAGGAAAAGATCATTATTGTGGGCATAAATTTTTCCATCTGCGATTCACTTGATAATGCCCATAATGCCAATTGAACTGGCAGAAATATTGTTATAAAAATTTCCTTTTCTGATTCTATTTTTGCTTTCCTTCTCTTGCATTTTTTAAGAATTGTAATTAATTCATTATTTCCCAATTTAATGCATCCTCCTTTTTTTCATCATACTACAAAACGCCCTGCATTTCTACAGGGCGTTTTGAAAAGTATATGGGGGATGATCTCCAGTCAATGGAGAGTTGGAACGATGGGACTTGAACCCATGACCGTTCGGATATAAGCCGAAAGCTCTTCCAACTGAGCTACGTTCCAATAGGTGCAGGGTACCAATCTGCGCCGTGCATCATTCGATTACTCGGACATTTTCCGCGGGCTGATGCCGCCCAATCAGCGGCCAGGCTGTGACACCTGACCGCCGCTCAAAATATATCTAAGGAGTTTTGCAAGAAAGTGTAGGAAATGTTGATCCCTTATCCATTCTCTGGCTCTTACAGCATATCACATGTATAGTATGACATTCTATGACATCTTAAAATTTCTTAATGCTTTTTTATGTATTCTTTGAACATGTTCCGAACTGTACCCCATTCTCTCTGCGATCTGCTCCCACTTCATCCAGCGAATGTACCGCAGCCTCAAGACCGTTTTTTCGGTTTCGTCTCGCATTGCCTCAATCCGCTGCGTAATTTCTCGCCGGATTCTGATCCGCTGCTCCATCTTATCTTTCAACTCTGTCAGCAGCTCATCAAGTTGTGCGGCATACTCTGAAAGATCCATGCAACTGCTCCCATGCGGCATCCCGTCTTGGATCAGCGCCGGAAACATTTTATTCATCCGCAGATCATCGATCTCTTCCCGAATCTCTTTTTCTGCCAATTCTGCCGCATGGTATCTTTTTAAATATGCTTTTTTTCTGTCATTCTCTTCTTTGTACTGCTCCATCGGTTTCACCTCCCTGTGTATTTTCATATTAGCTGTCATTTACTTTTTCACAAGATCATAGTATTTTGAATCATCAGCATTGCCAGAATAAAATCCAGCATTCCTAAGATCTGATCTTCTTTTGACGGGATGTACGTCTTATTTCCGTCACGATCTTCAATCGTCACTGTTCTTTTTAAACCCAAATACACTTCTACTACTGCCAAAATTATCATGAGCGTTTTTGCAATTGCTCGCATCTTACTCCTCCCACTTCAGCGGCTGACCGCAATCCGGACAAAAGTCATTTTCTGAGTCAATTGTAAAGTTTCCACATCTTGGGCATTCATCTCTATATCCCGAAAAAACCTCCCATTTTACTTTTTTTGGTTTCTGTGGTGTGAGCCTTTGAACTGCTTCTTCCACCTCTCCCGGATCCAGCCCAGTCTCTTCGTAATCTTTCAATTTTGCAAGGGCTCCATAGATTTTTTGACTCATATCCTTGGTAATCACATGACCTTCCTGCAGCTGCTCCCAGCTTACACCTCTCAGGTGCCATAATCCTGTTTTACTTTTTTCTGTTAGCCTTACCATGTTTCTCGCTCCATTCTCTTAAGTATTCCATCTGTTCTTCATCCTCCCGCGGATCCTTTGTGT